GAGGCGTCGTCCTCGACGACATCGATGCCGTCGATCTTGAGCTCCGTATGGGTCACCACGATGCCGATGTGGTGCTCCTTCCACGGGAACTCGGCCCGCAGGATGCCGGTCGGGTTGTAGTAGTTGACCTGGTCGTCGTGGGTGTAGCCGGTCAGCCCGTTGCCGGAGTTGCCCTTCTTGACCGCGAAGGACACGACCTCCTTACCGCCGGAGAAGCGTCCAGCGGCCTTGTTGAAAGCATCGAGCATGGGCTTGTTGGCAACGGCCTGCTTCCAGACCTTGCCCTTGTCGATGTAGTTCTTCAGCGCCGCATTGTTGATGTCGGCGAGTTCGTCACCAGTAAACGCCATGTCAGCCAGCCTTTAGGCTATGCACGCGCCCTGCGATTCGCCCGCACGATGTCGACCGTGCTGCTGGGCGGGATCTGGGCGTTGCCGTTGACCTGGCCGCCGACGACTGGGGTGATCGCGGGCCTGCGGCCTGCCGGGGTTGCCCCCTGCTGCGGAGCGGCGCCGGCCGGAGCAGCCGCGGCGGCCGTCGGCCGCTGCGAACGCTGCTGGGTGCGCGCCTTCAGGTCTTCGGACTGCTGATACTGGGCCGTCACGTTGCCGTAGGCCTTTTTCAGCTGCGCCTTGACCTCGTCCGGGGTCTTCGGATGACCGTCGACCCGCTGCAGATACGCGAGCTCCCGCTGCATCAGCGGCAGCTTCTTGGCGAAGTTGGGATCACGAAGCTTGCGGCCCTTCTCCCAGTCGCTGGCCGCCTGTTTCAGGCTCGCCGAATGGCGGTCCTGCTCCTGGCGTTCGCCGCGCTTGGCCACGTGGTCCGTCTTGAGCTGCATGCTGCGGGCCTTGGCCCTCTCGCGGCTCATCAGGAATGCGGCTTCGCGCGTCAGCGCACCGGCCTGAAGCTGCTGGGCCAGATCCTGTGGCAGGATCTCCCCAGCTTCGATCGCCAGCTGGTGGATCCACGGCTTGAGCCGCTCGAAACACGCAACCGGGTCGACCTTGCGGAGCGCGGCGACCTCCAAGGCTGCACCAGCCTCGGCGCCTTCGACACCGCTCTCGTTCAGGAAGGACGTGAGCTTCCGGTATTCGAGCGCATCGGCCTTGAACTCGCGGCGCTGTTGAAGCACCTGCTGGAACCGGGGATGCGCCGCGAAGGGGACTTTCGAGAAATCCTCGTCATCCTCTTCACCGGACTTTTCGCTTTCCTCTTCTTCACCTTCGGCTGACGAGGCCTTCTCTGCGGCAGGCGGTTGGACCACATCGCGAACGATGGATCTGGTGTCCTGCTCGTCTACGTCATCGGCTGGCGACGCCGCTGCGGCCTGGTCCTCGTCCTTCGCGGGAGTGGTGCCAGCCTGATCGCCTGTCGGAGCAGAGGACGACTCCTGCTCCATGTCTTCTACGTCCGTTTCGTCAAACCGGGGCATCTCAGCTCCTGTTAAGTGTGGGCAACATACACTGTAGTACTTGCTTCAGCAATAACGCCTCAGACCTGGTTGCTGCCGAAGGCGGGGCCACTGCCGCCCTGGCTGTCACGAGGAGCAGCCGGGGCATTTTGTCCACCCTGCGGCCCTTGCGCATTCGGGTCCGACTGCTGCCCCTGGCCTTCGGCCGGGGCGCCGCCCTGTGGCTGCGGCTTCATGGCGTTCATCGCCATGATGGACGGCATGCCCTCGGCGAAGGCCTCGGTCAGGTCGAGCCTGTCGTCCATGCGGCTCAAGAACTGCTTCAGGAGCCACTGGGGCTGCAGGCCCGGGGTCTGGATCAGGAAGGGCGCCAGCTTGGTGATGTTGTCGATCTCGGCTGCCTGGTTGGGCTTGCCTGTCGAGCCCGCGGCCACTTCGAGGAAAATCTCACTGGCAATCTGCGTGGCGTTCATCTCGGGCCAGACGGCGCCGACACCGGCGATCTCCAGCACCTTCTCCGGCGACATCTCCTGCAGCAGGATCTGGCTGGACGCTCGGGTGATCCTGGTCAGGAAGCCGTCCAGATCGTCCTTGTTCGATCCGTCCGTGGTGGCGGTCGAGCCGGCGGCGATCGCGCTCTCGGTGGCCGTGGCCTGCGATGTCCCGCCCAGCTGGGCTTCCTGCACGCCGACCGTCAGCTGCGTGTCGGTCAACAGCTGGTTGGTCTCGTAGAGGTTGGGGTCGACGCCCGGGACCGGAAAGACCTCCAGCACGTCGGCCAGCTTGGTCTGCGGGTCCTTGGCGATCTCGGCCACCTCGAAAGGCTTGAGGCCACTGATGACGCCGATATCGGCCCCCTCCAGCGCGCCCTTGGTGGCGGCGAAGCGCGGCCGGGCCGCCTGGCGATGCTCGGACATGCCCTGCCGGCTGATGTTCCACTGGTTCTGGGCCGACCACAGGGCCTCGACGTCGCTCTCCGGGAACAGCTCGTCCTCGTCCTCGACGTCGTTGAAGGTCACGGCGTAGAGCGGCCAGAAATCCTCCACCAGCACGTCGGGCGCCGCCGGCGGCCGCAAGAAGCCCGGGTAGCCCTCGGCGATGTAGTAGACGAGCCCGGCCGGCCGGTCGTAGTGCTTGAGGACGCAGACGAGGCCCTTGTCGGCCGGCTCGCGGCCCCATTTGTCGGTGACAGCGCTGTACGTGTCGTCTTCGTCGTCGCTGTCACAGTCTTCCGGTACCTCATTCGACATAGCGGAGCTGTCCGACAGCTTTCCGTCCAGCGCGTAGCCTGTGTAGTTCGAGCCTACATCGACTCCGAACACCTCCCGGACCTTGTCGCGCGAATACATGTACTGGATCGTCATGTGTTCTGCGCCGACAAATCCGATAAGGCTCTTGCAATTCCTGTCGGGAATTACTGCTGTGGAAGCCGGATAATCGAACACAAGGCCCTCGCGCGTGATCACCTCCGGCTGGCTCTGCAGCGCCTCGACGGCCAGTTCCAGTTCGCGGACCTCGGCCTCCAGGCTGGCGCCGTAAAGATCGGTGTCCGGGTCGGTCACGTTCTCGGCCATGCCGCGCAGATGGTCGATCCGCTCCCGGAAATCGGCCAGCTGCGCGGTGGCGTAGGGCAGCGGCCCGTATTCGCGCTGGAAGCAGACCTCGACATAGCCGACACAGCAGGTCAGGGCCCGGCGCACGACCCGCTTCATCCCCGTCTTGAAATCGAGCGGCGTCTGCTCGGTCATCTGGTGGGTGAAGAGGATCTCCATCGTCTTGCCGAGCTTGGTGATCAGCTGGCGGCGCTGCATGCCCTGCTGGAAGTCCTCGACCATCGCCAGGGCCTCGGCGTAGCCCGGCGGCAACGCGGGCTGCATGCCAGGCACGGCGCCGCCGGCCATGCCGCCCAGCAGCGGATCGCTGGCCATCCCGGGCATGGCGGGAGGCTGCATCGCCGCAGCCTGCATCGCCGCAGCCTGCATCATCAGCATGCCCTGCTGGACGAGTTGCATCGCCATCAGCAGCGACTGTGGGTTTTCGTCCCACACGGCGAAATCCATGGTCTCACGCCGCTTCGCCGCGACCTTGGGGTTCTTGGCGTAGAGCGAGGCCGTCTTCTTCCGGATGTGGCTGCCGGTGATGTTGGTCCGGGAGGCGCGCTTCGGCCAGCCCTTGTCGCAGCCATGGGCGGCGATGTACATCGACCGCTTCATCCGCTTGAAGGCCTTGTCGTGGTGCTTCCGGTCGGCCTTGATCCGCGCCTGGAGCTTGGCCACCAGCTTGCGGTCGCCGTCCGGGATCTCCGGCTTGCCGGGCCTACCCGGCCCGTTCTGGTCGACCTCGGCCTGGATGGACGAGTTTTCCTCGGCGACGAGCGGATCAGCGAGACCGTCCATTACCCTCAGCCTTTCGCTTGGCGGCCAGAGCTTTGGCCTCGTCGATCAGTTTGTCGGCTTCCGCCGGCGACATCGGCTTGCCGGTCGTGGCCTCGAACAGCCAGCGCACCAGCTTGCGGCCGTCATAAGTGCCGTCGCCGTTCGCGCAGGCGTCTCCGAGGGTCTTGTCGGTGATCCGGCTCACGTGAACCTTCCGTAGCTGTCGGCGGCCGAGCGCTCGCGCTGCCAGGCGTCATTGTACTTGACCCAGGCCAAAGAACCAAATGACGGCGGCTTGACGCTGTTCTTGGGCTTGGAAGCACCGAACTGGCTCTGCAGCCCGATGCCGATCCAGGCAAAAGCGTCTACGAAGTCGTCATTCAGCCCGTTGGGGAACGCAAGGCACTGGTCTACGGCACGAGCAGTCCACACCTTGCCGGACGGGAAGTACACCTTGCCGGTCGCATTGCGCGCCGCAATGGACTGGGCGCGCTGCTCCTTGTCGGCCGCAGGCGTCATCTCGCGCATGTTGATGTAGACGCTGTTCTCGAGCATCTGCTTGTGCAGGAACGGCCCGATCGACATGCTGATGTGGCCCTTCTCCGCCCACCAGATCATGGGCGCCGTCAGGCCCGCGCTCATATCCAACATGGCCTTGACGACGACGTCAGTGCGGTACTTGCCCCAGAAGCAGTCGATAAGATAGATGTTCTGGTAGATGTCTACCCCGACTTTCAGCATGCAAGTCAGGTCGTTCCGCTGTTTCGTGCCGACAGCGTGGTCGCTGGCACAGTAGTAGCGCAGATCTTTCGGCAGCTGTTCCGGCGTGTAGTACTGAAAATGGTCCTTCTGGAACAGCGTTCCGCTGGCAACGCTCGGCCGCTGCTGGAAAAGAGTGGCGAAGCCGAACTCGTCCAGGTCCATGAATTCCTGGAGGTAGTCGGCGTCGTACTTCTCAGCCCATAGCGGCTCGCCCTGCTCACGGCCGAGGGGGTCGTCCTCCTCGGCCAGGGCCGGCAGCCGGATGATCTTCCAGCGCTTGGCCGTGCTCTCCCGGTAATGCGGGTTGTTCGGATCGGTCAGCCGGCCGATGACGTCGTCGGAGTGCCAGCGGGTCATGGTGATGATGACCAGCTTCTTGCCCATGCGGCGGGTCATGGCGACCTTGGTGAACCAGTTCCAGGCCTCGTCGCGGATGGCCTGGCTGCGGGCCTCGTCGTGGTCCTTGAAGACGTCATCCAGCAACAGGAGATGCGCGCCGCGGCCGGTCATGGCGCCGCCGCGGCCGACGAAGATCAGCCGGCCGCCCTCGACCGTCTGCATGTTGCCCTTGGCGGTGCCGCCGCGGCGCAGCTGGTAGCCCGGGAAGACCTGCTTGTGCTGTGGCGACGCCAGGATGGAGCGGACGTCCGAGCCGAACTCCTCCGACATGGTGTCGGAGTAGGAACCGACGGCCACGTTGTGTCGCGGGTGTCGGCCGCTGTACCAGGCCGCGAGCCGCTTGGTGGCCAGCTCGGTCTTGCCGTGCCGCGGCGGCATGCAGAAGATCAGGTTGGTGTAGTCGCCCCGCTCGACCGCCTCGAGCTCGGCCGCGACCAGCTTATGGAACTCGGCGGCCTCGTAGGCCGATTTGTTGACGTCGTTGGGGTCCTCGGGGTCCGGCATGGTGAACTGGGTGTAGCGCAGCAGGCTGTCCTTCGCCTCGAGGGCCGCCTCCTG